GTGATTTCATGGAAGAACCGATCAAATATAGAAACTTTAACTTGCTTGTTGTGAACCAACAGACCAACACGGTCATTTCCTACTACACATCAACGCCAGTTGATTTAATTCAAAAACTAAAGGATTCTAAGTTTGAGGATAACAAGTGGATAGTTTGGGATAAAGGCTGCTTGAGGGCAGATGCAATCGTAGGTATTATAGAAAACTAAAATAACAGGAGATGAGAAACTATGGAAAAGGCTTGTTTTAGGTGTGGAAAATTCTTCAACGCAATTCGTAGCGTGTTTATATTATGTAAGAGTTGTGCCAAACAGAAAAAAGCAGAAACTAATAACAAGTAAAAATATCATCACTTGAAAGGAGGTGAGATTATGTGGGACAAATTCTACACTGTAGCCACTGGAGGATGTATTTTAATCCTATCTGTGATCATTAATGATATGATGAATGCTCTAATAGTTGACAACTCATTTGTAAGTCTTATTGGGTATGCTGTAGTTTGCGTGGTTGTATTCTTTGTCATGGGTAGAATTTCTGATAATATTGTACGTTTCTTCAAAGAACTAGCTAAAAATGAAAAGAGGGGTTAACATGAAACTTAGAACATTCATTTACACCCTCATTATAGGTTTACTCATATTAATCATCGCACTCTTATTCGAAGCAAATGACCGACTCAATAAACTTGATGAGGTTAACTATAAACTAAACATGATCCAAAACGAGAATCTTAAACTACTAGATAAAGTTACATATCAAGGTAGGTTAATTGAAGAATTATCAGCCAAACAACATAAACCTGAACCTGCTGTGCAGCCTAAAGTTAATGAGATTGAAGAGAAGGTAATTGTACCGGATACAAACACTGTTATCAGAACAATCCCATTTATTCCAGCTATGGTGGAGAAGTTAAAAGGTGTATTTAGTTATTAGAACTATACATATAAAAATATAAAAAAATAGTTGTAGACAAACATAAAAATATCAGTTATTATAAAAATACCAAGAGGACGAGGTAAACTCTTCCTCTGGTAACAAAACTAGGAGGCTATATATGAGTGAACAACAAGTAACACCGACTGAAATGACAAGACAGCAGTACCTTGAAGTGATGGAAACTGTACCTGACTTCTTCGAGTATAACTTCTTTAAACACTTAGAGCAGCGAGTTATTCTAATCAATGACCAAATTGATTCTCGATTAATTAATACGGCTGTAGATCAAATCTTTGAGTTCAACAAACAAGATAAAGACATTCCAGTTGAACAACGTAAGCCAATTGAAATTAGGATCTACAGTGAGGGAGGGGATGTTATAAGTGGCTTGGCTCTTATCAACACAATTAAAATCTCCAAAACTCCAGTTCATACATATAATATGGGAATGTGTGCAAGTATGGGGGCAATCCTAATCTTGTCTGGGGATCGCAGATTTAGCCTTCCAGACGCCAGTTTCCTTCTCCACGATGGCTCGTTATCAATAAGCGGTCAATCAGCAAAGAAAGCAAAAAACACAATGGAGTATTACAATGATCTTGACAAGAAGATTAAAGAACTTGTTCTGACCAAAACTCAGATTTCAGAAGAGCTATATACCCAGAAAGAAAATGATGAATGGTTCTTCTTCGCTGACAAAGCATTGGAACTTGGTATGATTGATGAAATCCTAACTGAGATTCCGGTTTAAGAAGCAGATATAAAGATAAATGAGGTGATGGAAACTTGAATAAAACTTGTTCCAAGTGCAAACAAGCATTACCTTCGACTGATGAGTACTTTTTCAATAGAAAAGATGCAAAAGATGGACTATCAAGTGCTTGTAAGCAATGTAGTGGAAGACAGTATGGAAAAAGAAGGACAGCCGAAGTGGTAATTGAAGAGATTGAAATTAATCTTCAAAAGGATGTTGAGACCGTATTATATGAAGATTACGTGGTCAACGAATTATCATTAAAGGACATCGGTAAGAAATATAACACAGACAAAAACACAGTTAGGTCAATGTTACAAAAAGTCAAAATTAAACTTAGAACCAAAGAAGAGTCTGACAACACTAAAAGTAGAAGAAGTAAGATTTCTGCTGGACTGACTAGAGAGAACCACTTTAGGTGGAATGGTGGCAGAACATTACTCAATAACGGCTATGTGATGCTAAGAATAAAAGAGCCACATCCATTTAAAAATAATAGGTCTTGTATCTTAGAACACAGATACGTGCTAGAAAAATTTTTAAAAGAAAATGACTCAAGCAATCCTCATCTCATTGAAGTTTATGAGTGGGATGGTAAATGGCTTGATCCCGAAATTCATGTTCATCACATAAATCAAATAAGAAACGACAATAGACTTGAGAATCTTGTTTCTTTAACACCACTTGAACATATGCAATTACACAATGAATCTGCATGTTTAGAGTATTCCCCAGAAGAGTTAGAATTAAAACTAGTTGAATTTTTAAAGAACAACAAAGATACAACATATAAAAATTTCAACAAAATATATGGGATTCAAATGTGGTTATTCAAAAAATGGTTTGGATCTTGGTCAGTCACAAAGGAATATATAATTACCAAGTATGAATTAGAAAGGATTTTTATTAAAAAAGGAATTTACTCTGATGAAGACCTATTGAACAACATGAAAATGGTGGTTGAAAAGTTAGGGCGTTTACCTCAAACTAGAGATATGAAAACATTGGGAATTTCACCACATCCATATTCACGGAAGTTTGGAACATTTAAGACTGCATTAGATTATTACATAGCCAATGACTTAATACAAATATAAAAATAACATAAAACAACAGGAGATAAAAATGAAAAAACAATCTAATAAAAAACAAAGTAATGGACAGAACACTAAACTTTATAAAGCTCACGCAGAGTTGGGAAATCGTGAGTGGGGCAGCAAGAAACGAGAGTATTATACCATCCTCAAGAATAAAGAAGGAAAAGAGTTCGTAGAAGATTTCACTGGCAACAGTACTATTGAAGCAAAGTTACACTTCCAAGGTGTCGCTAACACATTTGGATTATTGTTTGACGGCAAGGTAAGAGCCTATAATTAAGTTGTTAATGGGTGGGCTAATCACTCACCCTTAATATATACACCATAACATAAGAGGAGAGTGTCAGATGAAGATTTGGTGGAATGGAAGTTTAGTGGATGCAATCAAAATGGAAGGGCAGTTTACACTCGATACAGGAAGTCAAGTCTTCACTGATGCTGATGGTGAATGGATCTTAAGTGTAAGTGGTAAGCAAATTGTGGTTACAGATGAGGAAGTCAGAGAACAACAAGAAGTGTTTTCTAAGGCTTACGAGGCTGCTTATAGTGAAATGCCAGAGTTGGAATCTGAAGAGGAATGGTAGGAATAAATATAATACATATGAAGGAGTTAATTATCATGATTAAGGTTTACACAAAAAACGGTTGCCCACAGTGCGATATGACTAAGACAGTGCTTAAGGGTGAAGGCATTGAGTTTGAAACAATCAACGTAGAGGAAAATGAAGAAGCATTACACTATGTTAAAGAAGTTTTAGGCTTTTCTGCAATGCCTGTAGTTGTAGTCGATGGTCAAGAAACTTTCACCGGATTTAGACCAGACAAGTTACAAGCCTTGAAAGAGAGTAAGTAGATGTTGTTGGTCTACATGTCCCTAACAGGCAATGTTAGAAACTTTGTAGAGAAAACTGGTATGGATTCACTTGAGTTGAATCCTGCCAATCTTTATAGGGAAGTCAACGAGGATTACATAATTGTTATCCCCACCTATGTTGGTTATATCAATGGTGAAGTTGAGGAGTTTGTTGAGTATAAAAATAACAAAGAACATTTAATCGGATTCGCTGCAAGTGGAAACTTAAACTTTAATGATCTGTATTGCGTAAATGCAAAGGAACTATCAGAAAAATACGACAAACCGTTATTATTTACATTTGAATATTCCGGTACAAACAAAGACATAGAAGACTTTAAAAGGGAAGTGAGTAATATTGAAATCTCCAGAACTTAATCAAAAGCCTAAAGAGGTTACATATTTTAAACTGAATAACCTACTGAATATCCCTAAAGATGGACGTATTCAATTAGATAAAGACAAGGAAGCAGTAAAAGCCTATTTCCTAGAACATGTAAATCCTAATACAGTATTCTTTCATACACTAGATGAAAAACTTGATTATCTAATCGAGAATAATTACATCAAAGAAGACTTCTTAAAACTATATAAAAGAAGTTTCATCAAGAAGTTGTTCCAAAAAATTTATAAAAAGAAATTTAGATTCCGTAGTTTTATGGGTGCTTATAAATTTTATCAGCAATATGCTTTAAAAACCGAGGATGGTTTAAGGTATCTAGAACGTTATGAGGATCGTCTAGCATTTAATGCTTTAGCACTAGCAAATGGGAATGAACAATTAGCTTGTGACTTAGCAGAAGAATTAATTACTCAACGCTACCAACCAGCCACGCCAACATTTTTATCAATTGGGAAAGCAAGAGCAGGAGAAATGGTTTCATGTTTCCTTCTTACCATTTCTGATGATATGAACAGTATTGGAAGGACTGTAAATTCTGCATTACAACTGTCAAAATTAGGTGGTGGTGTAGGTCTAAATTTAACAAACATTCGTGCCAACAACGATCCAATCAAAGGTGTTTACGGTCTTGCTGATGGAGTTGTACCTGTAATGAAAATATTTGAAGATGCCTTCTCATACGCAAATCAAGGTGGGGCTAGAGATGGCGCAGGTGTTGTTTACTTAAGTGTCTTCCATCCAGACGTTGTGGACTTCCTTTCGGTTCGTAAAGAGAATGCAGATGAGAAAGTGCGTATTAAAACATTGTCACTGGGACTTTTAGTTCCTGATAAATACTACGAACTTATTAAGAAAAATGCTGATATGTATTTATTCTCTCCTCATGATGTTGAAAAGGCATATGGCGTTCCGTTCTCTTATGTAGACTTCACAAAAGAGTATGACAACATGGTTAACAACCCAGACATTAATAAAACTAAAATTAACGCTAGAGAATTAGAAACTGAGATTAGCAATTTACAAAATGAAAGTGGTTATCCATACATAATCAATATTGATACGGCAAATCGAGTAAATCCGGTTAATGGGAAAATTGTAATGAGCAATTTGTGTTAAATTCAGCAGCACCTTCATACAGCAATGTATGTCGAAAACCTTGCTAAACAGGGAAACTCTCACGGCATTGAGACAATCCTGTGCTAAATCCATTCGATAACAAAGTAAAAATAAAATTCAAAATGGGGGTGAAATAATGGAATATGTGATTTACTCTATAACTTGCATTTCAACCGGAAAGAAATATTTCGGGAGAAGTCAAGAAGTTGAAAAAAGATGGAGAGCGCATAAAAATATGCTTCGTAGAGGAACGCATAACAACTTAAACTTACAGGATGAGTGGAGTATATACGGAGAAGAGAAATTCCTTTTTGAAGTACTACATAGATATGAAAATTTAGAAGCAGCAGAAGAAAAAGAGCAAGAATACATAGATAGTCCTGAATATGTCAAGTACAACATCTCAGACGCAAAAATGGGTGGAGATACTTTTAGCAACAATCCTAGAAGTGAGTCAACAAGAATATTAAAAAGTATCAATGCTTCGGGAGAAGGCAATCCCATGTATGGAAGAGAAAAAAGTGAATTAATGATAAACAGAGTTAAAGAAGTAAATTCTAAACCAGTCTCTATTGATGGTAAAGTATATTCAAGCCTCACAGAAGCTAGTAATGAATTGGGTATGGGAGTATCAACCGTATCATATAGACTAAAAGCCAAGAGTTTTACCGATTGGATATACATATAAAAATAAATTAAATCGAATGGTAAATGCCGAACGACTATCGAAACCACGCATTGCGGAAGGGAGTAGAGTAGGACATAAGCGATTGATGTCCGAAAAGCAAGGAATCCCAATGGGATTATGATATAGTCTGCTCTACATGGCGACATGTAGCCGTGGTTAGTCCACGCTTTAGACGTAGCGAATCTAAGGGAACACAAAGGACTGAAATTTTTCAAGTGTCACAAGAGTCAATCCTTAACAACAGACAGGAATATGAGTTTTTAGGTAATGACATTAGTTGCAATTTAGGATCAACCAACATGACAAATCTAATGGCTTCTCCTGACTTCGGAAAATCAGTTAGAACAATGCTTAGAGCATTAACTTATGTGACTGATGCATCCAATATTGATGTTGTGCCATCTGTTAAAAATGGCAACGACATGTACCATTCGGTGGGACTTGGGGTAATGGATGCTCATGGTTTCTTAGCTAAAAATCAGATTGAATATGGGAGTCCAGAGGCTCTAGAAATTGTTGATATCTACTTTATGCTACTTAACTACTGGACTTTAGTAGAAAGTAAGAATATCGCAATGGAACGTGGTAAGACATTCCATGAGTTTGAGAAATCAAAATATGCAGATGGAACCTATTTTGACATGTATTTAAACGAACCTGATTTTGAATTCAAGCATGAGCGAGTTAAGGAAATCTTTAAAGACATTTTTATTCCTAGACATAAGGATTGGGAAGAACTCAAACAAGATGTTATGACCTATGGTGTCTATAACGCATACCGTTTAGCTACCGCACCTACTGGCAGCATCTCTTACATAAATGAAGCCACAGCAAGTCTACATCCTATTGTTCAAAGAATCGAAGAGCGTACAGAGGGTAAGCGAGGTAAAGTTTATTATCCTGCACCACACTTGTCTGTTGAAACTATCCCTTATTATGTATCAGCTTATGATATTGACCAACGTAAGATTATTGATACTTATTCAGCAGCACAGAGACATGTGGATCAGGGCTTGAGCATGACTTTGTTTATGCGAGAAGATTTACCTGAAGGTATGTACGAATGGAAGGTTGACAGTGAGCATCCTACTAAGAAAACTACACGAGATTTAAATATTCTACGTAACTATGCGTGGACAAAGGGTATTAAATCGGTTTACTACATTAGAACTTTCACAGATGATGGCACTACAGTAGGTGCTAACGAATGTGAATCTTGTAGTATTTAAAGTGTGGGAGGAGAAATGAAGATGAGTGTTTATAAAGGTATTAACTGGAATGCAATTGAAGATATGGTTGATAAGATGACATATGAAAAGTTGACAACTCAGTTTTGGTTGTCAACTCGTATGCCAGTATCAAAAGATAAAGATGATTGGAGTAAATTACCGGATAAAGAGAAGAGACTTGTAGAGAAAGTATTTGGTGGTTTAACACTGCTGGACACACTTCAATCTGAATCTGGAGTAGAATCACTGAAACCACATGCTAGAACTAAACATGAGGTAGCAGTATTGAACAATATTCAGTTCATGGAATCAGAACATGCACGTAGTTATTCTTCAATTTTTAGTACATTAAATACTACTAAAGAGATCCGTGATATTTTTGAATGGATTGAAGACCATCCATCACTTCAGAAAAAAGCTACTTTAATTGATGAAGTGTATCAAAATGGCACATCTCTACAAAAGAGAATAGCAAGTGTATTCCTTGAATCATTTGCATTTTATTCGGGCTTCTATACTCCATTGTATTATTTAGGAAACTCCAAGTTGATGAATGTTGCCGAGGTTATCAAGCTAATTATTCGTGATGAGAGTGTCCACGGTACATACATCGGTTATAAATTTAACCTTGAGTTTAGAGAGTTATCCGAACAAGAACAACAAGCAGCACAAGCATGGGCATATCAATTCCTATATCAACTTTACCAAAATGAATGTGAGTACACTGAGTACTTATATGATGAAGTAGGTTGGACAGAGGATGTAAAAGTCTTCTTACGTTACAATGCTAACAAAGCATTGATGAATTTACACCTTTCTCCACTGTTCCCTGACACAGCTGATGATGTAAATCCAATTGTTCTAAATGGTTTATCAACTGGTACAACCAACCATGACTTCTTCAGTGCTGTCGGCAACGGGTACTTAATGTCCATTGTAGAAGTTATGAAAGATAGCGACTACGATTATTAATCAACATAGGGGAGATAAACTCTCCCCTAAATATAAAAATTACATGATTTAAAAGGAGAATTTTAATGAGAAAAGGTTTAGATTACGCAGCAGACCAAGTAAGAGAATTTCACAAAGCATTCAATCACCCATATTCAGATAAGCCAACTGTAATACCAACAGAAACGGCTATTGCAAGAACAAATTGGACAGCAGAAGAGTTAGTTGAATTTTTATACGCAACAGCCAACAATGACGTAGAAGCTTTCAGGAAGATGGTAGATGGGTTACTTACCTCAATCATCAATACAGAAAGTAAGATTCTTCAGAAGGGTGAACCTGTTGATGATGTGCTTGTTGCTCAAGCAGATGCTCTAACAGATGTAAATTATTTTGTGCAAGGTAGTTTTGTTTTGTTAGGCGTAGATCCTCAACCACTATTCGATATTGTTCAGGATGCTAATATGAATAAGTTGTGGGAAGACGGAACAGCAAGATACAGGGAATCAGATGGGAAAATTATTAAGCCTCCATCTTGGCTGCCCCCAGAACCACGTCTTAAAGATGAAATAATAAAACAATCAAAGAAAAGTGATGTTAATGAATAAGGAGTATTGTTTTAATGAGGTAGAAATTGGTTACACGAAAAAACCAATAAAATATGTAATAAATGATAATGGTTGTTGGGAATGTATTAGCCATGCTAAAAGTAGAGGGTATTGTTCCGTTAAACTCAAAGGAAAAGTATATCGATTACATAGGTTGATAGCCTCTAAATATTATAAAGTTCCCTATGATAGTGATTTGGTTGTTCGTCATTTATGCCATAACAAAAGTTGTATAAACCCTGATCATTTAAAATTTGGGACACAAAGAGAGAATATTGACGATAACATTCGTGATGATAGGCATCTATATGGTGAAAACAATGGAGCCTCAAGACTTACAAATAAAGATGTTTATGAGATTAAACATTTAATTTCTTTTACAAATATTCCTTTAAGAGAAATTGGCAAGTGGTATGACGCAACAGATTGCATGATGTGGTCTATCAACACAGAAACGGATTGGAAACATATAAAAATAAATAATTTTAAAAAGAGAGTTAAGTGTAGGAAACTTACGGATGAAGAG